CACTTGCGGCAACGGCAGTCTTAGCCATATTTCCGAGAAACTTGTCTGTGCTTTTTGCGGCACTTTCACAGCTTTGAAGTCTTGTTTTGAAAAGCAATGCGTTCTTTCCGGCTTGCGATAGCTTTCCACTAAATTTATCTTGGAGGTTCAAAATAGTATTTATCGTTTTACCCATTTTTCACTCTCCTCTTTATAGTACAATTCCATTGCGTGATAATAAAATCTTTGTGTCAAAGCACCCTTGCCGATGATTTCATCGGGAGGAATACCTCTGACAGCAAAAAAGGCGAGCATATTCAACTCGCCATCACGCAATATCAGTTTTTTATTTTTTCATCAGCCTCTGCAACTTCGTCCGTGTCATCATCAAAGAAGTTAAGTACCTTTACACCAATATCGGCAATTTCGTCTGTATCGAAAATTGCTTTTACCGTGTCATAAGGGTAGCTGACACCGATGCTCTCTTGTAATTCCTTAGAGTGTAACATAGGGCAGCAGTCATAAATCAGCTTGGTGTAAGCCTCCATCATATCAATGTAGCTGTTATTCTTGGTCTTATCGGCAAACTCAATTCTCTGTGTGTCAGAGGGATTGTTTACTGTGATGTTGCCGTCAAGGCTCTCAACATAAACTTCCTTTGCGGCATTCCTCTTGCCGTCCTTTTCAAGTTTCTTCTGAATAAGCTGTTCAAGTGATACCTTTTTAATCTCCGCCATTATAATCTTCCTCCGTTTCAATTATCAATTTACAATAAAATTCAACTAAATCATTTCGCCTGTAATTCGGCATAAAATACAGAACCTCATAACGCTGTCCTTTATATTCAAAGTACATATCGTTACGAGGTTCTTTAATCGCACCCTTGCGAGTGGTGATTTTATGAGTAACGGCAACCTGTATAGAGTCACCGTCAATACTGTTTTCCTTGCCGTTAACGGGAGTAATTTCTGCCCAAACGGTACGAGTTCTTTCATATAAGTGTGTAACTTCTCCAAACTCGGTTTTACTTTCCGACTTCGAAAACACATCAACTCTGTGCCGCAATCGTTCAAGTATATCCGTCAAAAAACTCCCTCCCTCAAAGCAAATAAGAGGGAACGGAGTGTCATTGTGAGTTCATGATGGTCGGCGTTTTCTCTGTGTTCATACAGATAACCAACAGCATAAAGCACAGCCGTTTTACTTAATTCAGATTCTTCAAAGTCCTCATTTTCACACCTTGCAACATCACTGCAAAGCTGTACGGCTGTGTTTATCAATGTTTCAATCAAAGCATCGTCCTCATCAATGTCAATTCGGAGATAGTTTTTTGCTTCGTCAAGACTTACCATTTCCGTTCCCTCCAATCACATTACTTAGATGCTGCAGCACCAATTTTCAAAATCTGTACCGCTTCGGGAAGTACAAGTTTGCCGTCAACTCTCTCCTTTGCCACAAAACCGACCATACCATTTCCGGCAAACAACTCCTTGAGTTCTGCAAAAGAACGAGTGCCTCTGTCACCAATGTTGTAGTATGAATAATCACCAAAGGCAACCGCATCGGTAGGTGCGTAAGCGGAAGTATAAACCTCGTAGCCTAAAAGCCTGTCGGGTTCACCGCTTTGATAGTTTGGCTGCCAAATATAAGAGCCGTTATTATCTTTGAGAGTACGGAGCGAAGCAAGTGTTTTGTCATTCATAATGAATTTTGCATTCTTGCGGTATGGTCTTTTGAGAGCATACACAAGGTTAATCATATCGTCCGTTGTAATAGACTTAACCGTATTTGCCACAGTACCGCCGCCTGTTGCCGCAAAAAGTCCCAAAGGCTTAGACTTGCCGTCACCGTTAAGAAACGCATCTTCCTCGGCATTTGCGAGTGCTTTGCCGAACTGCGTAATTATGTAGTTTTCAAGACCGAAAGCGTTATCATATAAAAGTTCCTCGGTAACCTTAATCGCAACATGAAGTTTGTATGCGTCCATAATAATCTGGTCGAAAGTCGCATCACCAAAAGTCAAAGCACCGCCTTCCTCAATCCAAGATGCCGCAGGCTTTGTTGCCGCAATATTTATTTTATGCTCACCGCTTGTAGTAATCTTAGTGCCGAGAACACGCATAATGTTTTCTTCGTTAAGAACATCAATCAAACGGCTGTCATATTCCTCCGGCACAAGGTAACCGCCATCGGAGTCAATGCCCTCGGTAAGAACATTATTTACATTTCGGAAATTGGAACGCAACGCACCAAGCATAGCCGATTTGTATTCGTCTGTGGCTCTGCCTGTTTTTGTTTCAACAGCCGAAGTCTGTGGCTTTGATGTAATTGGTGTATTTATAGGCTTTGAAAGTTCTTTCTCCATATTTTCCGCTCTCTGCATACGAGAGATTTCACGGCTGAAATTTTCAATTTCCTTTTCCATATTTTGATATGTTTCGTAGTCCGCATCATTAAGCGTACCCTTATCGGTTGCGTGTGATTCGGCAAAATTCTTAGCCGCCTCAAACGCTTTATTTCTCTTTTCCATAAGTTCTTGAATAGTCATAGTTCAAACCTCCATCAAATGTATTTTCTTATATTTTCCAAACGCTCCATAATCGTATCTACGGAGTGTCCCGTTGGTACTTGTATTTCAGCTTGCTTTTCGGCAGGTGGTTTATATTTCGCTGACAGCTTATTCATAAGTGCGTTGCTGACAGCTTTCTGCGAAAACATAACCGAATCGTTTATCGGTATAGCATCTTCGGCATCATCTTTTTCGATAATGCCATCGGCAAAGCCGAGTTCAACGGCTTTATTAGCATTCATCCAAGTTTCCGACTCCATTAAATGCGACAGCTTTGCACGGGATAACCCCGTCTTGTATTCATACGCATTGATGATGCTTTCCTTGACCTCGGCAAGCATATCAATGGCTTTCTGCATTTCCGTATGGTCACCGCAAACCATAGTGAGCGGGTTATGTATCATAAGCACACTCACAGGTGACATCAGCACCTTATCTCCCGCCATAGCAATAACACTCGCCGCACTTGCGGCAATGCCGTCAACCTTTACGGTGACTTTGCCGTTGTAATTGGTGAGCATATTGTAAATTTGTGCGGCTGCTATGCAATCACCGCCATACGAGTTGATATACACCGTGATATTTCCCGTACCACTGTCCAATTCGTCTTTAAAAATTTTCGGTGTCACCTCATCATCAAACCAACTGTCCTCGGCTATTGTTCCACCGATTGTAAGAGTTCTGTCCTCTGTTTCTGTTTGGTCTTTCCAGTTCCAAAATTTAGTCATTCTGAACCTCCTTATTCAGAACTTTTGCCGTTGGCAAAAGCAAGCCTATCGGCTTGGCGGATTTATCTTTCCGCTTCATTTATTCCAATTTCCCGCATCTTGAAGTTTTGTCATATTGCCGTTCACTAAGTAAAGATTACCTCCCAACTCATCGGGGATAAGGTCGAGATTTTCAAGTTCACGAATATCGTTAGTTGACATCCAACCATTCTGCCTTGCTGTAGCGTAGCCGTTCATACGACTTTGGTAATCACCACGAAGCAAACCGTCAACATTGAATTTGACAAAATACTTTTTCTTATCCTCCGCTGAGAGCAAGGAACGCATTATTGACTGCTCCCACCTCACAATCCACGGTTCAAGTGTGTATTTAACAAACTCCAAAGACTGCTGTTCTATATTAGAAAAGCTCGACTTCTCCAAGTCACCGACCATATGGGGCGGTACTCGGAAAATTCGAGCTATTTCGTTAATCTGAAATTTTCTTGTTTCCAAAAACTGTGCTTGTTCCGGTGCAATAGAAATTGGATTGTATTTCATACCTTCCTCAAGCACAGCAGTTTTATTTGCATTGGCACTGCCTCCAAAGGCTGCTTGCCAGCTCTCTCGTACTTTTTCGGGGTCTTTAACTATGCCCGGATGTTCAAGCACACCGCTTGGTGTTGCACCATTTGCATAAAACTTACTGCCGTATTCCTCTGCGGCAATAGCAAGTCCGATAGCATTTTTAGCCATTGCAATGGGTGAGTAACCAACCAAGCCGTCAAAACCTAAACCCGGAATGTGCAGCACATCATACGGCTTTAATTTTACTGTAGACTTCTTGTTGATTGGTGCATCGTCCGTAGTTACTTGATATTCATAATACAGTCTGCCTTTATCATCCCTGTTAACCGTCATTCGGTCGGGCATAAGCGGGTACAAGCCTAAAATTTCACCCTTGCCGTTGCGGATAATCTGTGCATACGCATTACCCCAAAGCAAAAGGTGTGTCATAAGAGTTTCACGGAAAGCAAACGATGTCATTTCGGGATTAGGCTCATCATGCAAAAGAAAATACAAATGATTGTCTATTGCTTTTTCCTTGCCACCGCTGTCCGTGTATCTGTAAAGATGTACAGGCAAACCCGCTATTGCCTCGGATAAAATTCTCACACACGCATATACCGCAGTCATCTGCATAGCTGAACGCTCATTAACTCGTTTTCCGCTCGTGCTGTTACCAAAGAAAAATCGGTAAGCACT